AAATAAAAGAAACAGAAATAGAAAACCAAAAACAGAAAACATTAAATAAAGGAGAATCATTAAAATTATGGACACCCAAACCGAAGCCGATAAGAATAATAGAGAGCTTACAAAGACTGAAATTGAACTCGCCGCTGCAGAGATTAAGGACAGGCTGCATCGCTTGTTAGAATGCCAAGATATGCTTTCTAAAGCTGATTATGACGGAGATGAAGGATATCAATCAACACAACTAAAACTTAGACAAAAATATCAAATCCCATCAGATGTGAGTCTGTTTGAGGAAGATTGTTATTCGCATCTGGCAAAGAAGGTTGAGCGATGGATTAAGCCTTTTGCTGCAGGCAAATTATCTAAAGACCTAATAGAACTTGAGATTATTGGCGAAGCAATGGAAATGGACGAATATGATTATCCGTGGGTATTCTTAGGAATTCATGGGAATTTTTATGACAAAGAAAACGGGATTGATATTGAAGAGGCCGATAAAGAAATTATTAATATTGGAAGCCGATCAAAAAATAAAACACAATCTTGTAACAGTTATCAAGATTGGCATGACGATGTTTTAATTAATGCGATAGTTAAGAGTAAGTGGGGGATTTATGGATATAAGTATAATGCTAAAATGTATAAAGAAGATACTGAAGCCCTAGAGGATCTTTACAGCAAAGCTAAATTGCAATCTATGGAAATATATGACTCTTATATTAATCAAGTTAATCCTCTACGCAAATCTAAGCATCCATTGCCATTAAATTGGGAGAAGCAAGTCGCAGATGCAGAAGAATTACACAAAAATAATCGAGACTGGCAAGATTACAAAAGAAACCAATCACCGCAGTAAAACAACAAACAACAAAGGAAAATAGAAAATGAAAATAACAAAAGGAAAGCAACAGCGCGCCCAGCGCGTCGTCATCTACGGAGTGGAGAGCGTAGGAAAATCAACATTCGCGGCCAAATTCCCACGTCCGTTGTTCCTCGACATCGAGGGCGGCACAAGCCACTTGGATGTGGATCGTTGCGAGATCAACACTTGGAAGCAACTCACGGACGCATTGGCAGAGGCTAAAGCAACCGAATACAAGACCGTAGTAATCGACAGCGCGGATTGGGCAGAACGCCTGTGCGTAGAAGACCTGTTGGCTACCAGCAAGAAAACCAGCATCGAGGACTTTGGATTTGGTAAGGGCTGGGTCATGGTAGCCGAGCGCATGAGCCGGTTCTTGTCGTCCGTCGATCAACTCATTGACGCCGGCAAGAATGTCGTCATGATCGCTCACTCCAAGATCGTCCGCTTCGAGGCTCCAGACGCCTTGGCAGCATATGACCGATACGAGTTGAAGTTGAGCAAACAATCGGCGCCACTATTAAAAGAGTTCGCCGACGAGCTTTGGTTCCTACGGTTTAAGACCAAGGTCTCGACTACTGACAGCGGCAAGGGAAAGGGTATCGGAGGCAAAGAGCGCATCTTGCTCACAACGCACTCGGCAGCATACGACGCCAAGACGCGAAGCGGACTCGCAGAGGAACTCCCGCTGGAATGGGCATCGGTCGCGCACTTGTTCGAGGCCGTTGCAACTAAACAGCCGAACCATATCGTCGAAGCCGACGGAATGGTAGGATGGCAGGAACGGCTCGCAGAGCATGAAGGAGCGGTCAACCAGTTTTTGATCGGGCGCGGCGTCCTTACAAGCGAGCAGACGTGGCGCGACTGCGCACCAGAGTATTTGCACCGCGTTGCGCTTCGCGTGGATCAGTTCGTCAACACGGCTATCGAATGGAGAAAGGCGAATCAATAAACATCACTACACTGATCAAGTGTAGAATTAAAAAAAAATGAGTAAAGAAATATCACCTAGCACTCTGCCAAAACTTGCCGAATGCGCTCTCTTCGAGGGCGCAGGCGGCACGAGTTCGGCAGCGGAGCGCGGCACGGCGGTTGATCTTGCGATCCGCAACTTAATATCGGCGCAGGATGACATTGCAATAGTTGGCGAAGACGCCGGCGCTATTGCCTACGGCGTCGAGGAACTGACGCGCCTTGCAAAAGGTTCGTTCGTTGAAACACGCGAAGAGTATCTCGCGATGGCAGTCCCTGGATTATCGAAACTCGGCACGGCAGACGCAGTTTGCAAAGCGGAGAAATGGGTCGCAGATATCAAGACGGGGCAGGTGCGGAACTATCGCGAGCAACTCGCGGCCTACGCATTGGCCTGCATGGAGGACAACTTCGACACGAGTTGGACGGCGCACGTCATCTATGTCGATCAAAAAATGATTCGCAGCTATGATTTTAGCTACGAGGAGGCCAAACAGATCACGCAGCGCACAATCGACCGCGCAACAAGCGCGGAGGCGAAGCCGACGCCTTCGGAATATTGTAGCTGGTGCAAGCATTTCAACAGCTGCCACGCCATCGTGCGACAGGCTGAGAGTGCTATCGCTCTTATCCCAGACGTAACAGGCAACAGCATCGAGGCGATCCGCCAGCGAATACTCGCAACAGCCGAGAGCATGGGAGCGTTCGCAAAAGAGTGGAAGCTCGCAGAAAAGGAGATCGCGGAACCGGTCATGGGTCACCTTAAAACGAGACTCGAAAACGGAGACGAAGTGCCCGGATGGAAACTAACAAGCATGAGCGGAAGGAAATTCGTGGAAACAGAAGCAATAGCAAAAGCAAGCCAGAATATCACAAAAGAGACATTGATCCTAGCGATGGGCGGTAAGCTCTCAGAAAAGAGTTATCTGGAACTCTGCACCAATAACGGCGTGGAACCAGACACAACAGCAGTAAAAACCGGAGCGCATTCGCTCCAACTCAGACAAACAAAAATAAAATAGAAAACAAAAATATGCCAACATACAAAGCATCAGAACCGAAACAAGCCGCGATTTATTTCGTGGAGCCAGGAACCTACGAAGTCGAGATCGTTAAAGCCGTCGAGAAGACCAGCCAAGCCGGAAACCCGACGATAAAGCTCGACGTTGCCGTTATCCTTGAAGGTGGCGTGGAGGGTCCGAAAATGTGGGAACATCTCACATTCACGCCCAAGGCGGCGTGGAAGGTTGATCAAGTTCTCTCCAGCATCGGTCGCGCCGTAGTCCCAGGCGAAGACGTCACGGTGGAAGCCGAAGACTTGATCGGCGAGAAAGGAGTTTGCGTCATCGGAGTTGAACCAGGTCAGACCAATCCAGATCACCAGTTTAATTGCGTTGAGCGGTGGCTCTTCGGAGATGAAAAGGCAAAATGGCTAGGCAACCGGCGCAAGCCAGCGGCCAAGACGGACAAGCATATCGTTGCGAAAAGCAACGGCTATGTTGCTCAACCCGACGAAACCGACGACATCCCGTTCTAAAAAATGAACGGAACTCTCTCGCTCCGGTTGGTCATCTGTATGAACGAATGCCCGATAGGGTTGCGCCTAGAAAGGGGCGACCCACTCCCAGTCTATCAGCATACATACGACGACTCGCCGGAGGGGAGAGCACTCGCAGAAACCCACCTAGAAAGAATCGAAGACTATGTTCGACGGCATAACAAAGATGTTAAATCTCGCAAGACTAGCTAAACAAAATATGGCTGATCTTGAATTGCTTGTAGACTTATTAAACATTCGCATCGAGTCGCTAACCGAAGAAAACAATCGACTCGTAAAAGAAAATAAGGCGCTTCGCCAATTCCTATCAGGACAAGATGAATGACCAAATGCAACACTGGAAAGGCTATCCGCTACGCTGTTGGCCGAACCATCAAGACGATTGCTACCGGTGGGATTGGGAAATCCTTATCGACGGAAAATGGCTTGAGGTTGTTACTCAGTCAACGAGTTGGATCGAGGAGGAGGCCGAGGAGGTTCTGGAAAGGCATTTACGGAAGAAACAATAAATATTAACTATATATAATAAAAATGATAAACATACAAGAAAACGATGGTAAAATTTGCGGTCACACTAGGTTCACACTTCACCTTGGAGATTTGTTTTTAGACTCTAGGTATTTTAATACAAAGACGACTTATCAAAACTGCGAGGAAAGACTATCAGGAGCACCAAGGATTTTAGAAAATATTTCCGACGACCTTAGAAAATGCAAGGGTGAGTTTAATGTAACTGATGAGACGTTTACTAGAATCATCGAAAAGGCGAGTCAGCGAATAATATTAGAGGTAAAAAACAAATTCCCATTATGGGCTTCGCAAATGATTCCGTACGCAATCGAGGTAGAGAGATCAATTCAATCAATAGCAAGAGAACAAAAAGCTTTGGCTATTGACGCGATAAAGTCAGGTCATGTTGATGACTACTTAGGAGTTAAGCAACTTTGTATGTTCGACGACTTCGACCATGAGGTATATTTGAAGACGACCGATATAGAGTGGCAGGCAACACAGGATGGCGGGTTGCATTGGTTTAAGTTTGGCAATGCAAAGGACTCGATTGCTAGATATAAAGATGAGCAGGTGTCATTGAATCAAAAGCTAACATTCGGTAGGATTAAAAAAATAAGCAAATCAAGATCAAGGGAGTTTGAACGATCAATGAAATCAATTATTGCTCAAAACGCTTTTGAGAGTTTGGAATCAAACAAAAAGGAAAAATTCAAAACAACAGCGAAAAATGCAATAAAGGCATTTGATGCGGCTCTTAAATCTTCATCATTTTAAATTATGGAAATTATTGATAAAAAATATAAAATTCAATCAATGCAAGAGATCAACGATCTTGCATGGAACGGTTACAACGCAGTTTCAACCTTTAGCGGATGTGGGGGGTCTTCTCTTGGATATAAGATGGCAAACTTTAAGGTTCTTTGGGCTAATGAATTTATCGACGCAGCAAGAGAGTGCTATAAAGCAAATCACAAAACGACAATCCTAGACGGAAGGGATATTCGTAAGGTAAGCGGAAGCGATATTCTTAATGCCGTTTCGCTTAATGTTGGGGAGATTGATTTATTCGATGGATCGCCTCCTTGCGCTTCATTTTCGACAGCCGGGAATCGAGAAGATGACTGGGGGAAGGTTAAAAAATACTCAGATAAATCGCAAAGAACAGATGATCTATTTTATGAGTATGCGAGGCTAATAAAAGAGACGCAACCCAAGGTTTTTGTTGCTGAAAACGTCAAGGGAATAACAATGGGAGTTGCGACATCCATGCTTGGATCATTTCAAGATGATATGTTTGACGACCAAAGTAGCACAATAATAAGAACGCTTATGGCTTGCGGATACAAGGTTGATTTTCGAGTTCTTAACTCGGTCAACTATGGAGTCCCACAAGCTAGACAACGAACAATCTTTATTGGCGTTAGAAATGATCTAGGGTTGCTGCCAAAGTTTCCATTGCAACAAAATACATATTTCACAACAAATGACTCATTTGCTGATTTAATTAACTCAGAAGAAGAAATCAAAGAATCGCAATATAATCCGACCTCGAAAATTTATGGCATGATCAAAAAACTAAAGGAGGGAGAAAGCGGCGACACTCTTCCTGAATCCAACGGTTCATACTTTGGGTTGCAAAGGATAAGGGGAGATAGACCATGCCCTACAATATGCCAGAGGCAGGGCAATAAAGGCGCAGGCTTAGTTCATCCAAAGGAAGATAGGGAATTGACGATCTCTGAGCTTAAACGGCTGTCAAGTTTCCCTGATGATTTTATCCTTACGGGAAATTATAAACGAAAGTGTGAAAGAATAGGCCGCGCTGTCCCGCCGCTTTTAATGAAAGCAATAGCAAAAGAAATTCAAGAGAGCATTTTGATGCAAATAAAAAAATGAAAATTCCCACTACTTGGACTTTTAAAGATAAAGAGATAGCTGGCGGGTTCGATACTCACGTTCGCGAACAACTACCCTGGTATGAATTAGCGACTCAAATGGTTGCTTGCATTGCCAAAAATTATATCTGCGATCATGGCATTGTTTATGATATCGGCGCAAGCACAGGAAATATAGGTAGGGCATTAAATGCGGTTATTGAGCAAAGGAACGCAAGATTAATTGCGTTGGAGCAAAGCCGAGAAATGAGCGTTCTTTATAAAGGTGGCGGGGAGTTTATTATAGGAGATGCCTGCGATTTTAAATACGAAAGATTCTCAGTCGCAATCTCTTTTTTAAGTTTGATGTTCATCGACATAGAGGGCAGAATTAAACTCATTAAGACACTAAAGGATAATGTTAGAACTGGTGGGGCTATTATTATTGTTGAAAAGTGCAACCCGCCCAACGGATATATTGGAACGGTTTTACGCCGATTAACGATGGAATGGAAGTTAGCAAATGGAGCGACTCCGGATGATGTTATTAGTAAAGATATATCACTTTCTGGAGTGCAAAGGCCGCTTAGTAATGAGATTGGTAGCGAGTTTGTTGAGTTTTTCCGCATGGGTGAGTTTGTCGGTTGGATAATGGAGGGCAAGCAATGAACGATTATTGGAACGATCCACCAGAGCAAGAAGAAGTGCCTGAGTGCTGTGAACTTGAAATGGATGTAAATGAATCTGGCGAATGCAAATGTAGAAAGTGCGGTCTTATAATAAAGGCGCAAATCGATCCTTTGCCATATATAGATGAGGATTTACAATGATACTCTCACCTGACTTCTGCGACCACTACAAGACTAAAATCCTGTTGCGCCTAGCCGGCCACGCAGGCGTGTTCTCGCTCTTGAAACTCTGGTCGCAATGCCAGTTTCGCAAGTGCGAACGGATCGAAAAGACGGCTGACATCATCGCGGCGATAGCAGACTGGGAAGGCGATCCAATGCAACTCGAAAATGCGTTGGTAGAAAGCGGCTACGCAAGGCGCGAAGGTGACGCGCTTGTCTTGCATCAATGGCAAGACCAGAACAAGAAATTGTTCGCGAATTATCGCAACGGAAAAAAAGGAGGCCGTCCAAAAAGTGAAGCTCCGAAGCCTATAAAAAAGCCAGCGGGAATGCGTCTGTAAATAACCCAAATGAAACCCAACGATAACCCAACGCTAACCCAACACTAACCATAGGTGGACTAGATAGATAGAATATCTATCTCTTATAAGAGATAGATAGGCTTCGCCTCTCTCGCTTAAGGCGAGAGGCGAGCCATCCAGAAACAAAAAGAAGGGAACAAAATGGCAATTTTAAAACGAGAAGAAACAACTAGCACAAGGTCGGCGGTTCCGACCGCACCATCGGCAGAGAAAGCGGCAATTTCGATCATCCTTCAGAACTACGAAGTCTTGGACGCAGCGAAGTGGGACGCGGATCTGTTCTTTGAGCATTCCAACCGAGCTTTGCTCTCAGCGGCCAAGGAATGCCACAACGAAGGCTACAAGTCGGACATCTTCCGACTCCAGGCGGTACTTGAAGAAAAGGGAATGATCTTCGACGTGGGGGGATACCACGGCGTGACCGAAGCCTTCACGGCATACCCAACGGGTGACGCCGTAGCCGCTCTCGACTTCCGAAAGGACTTACTGAAGGCCCGTCGGTATCGAAAGGCCATGGCAAAGCTCAACGAGAGCAAGGACGACATCCGAGAGATGCGGGCGGATCTCAACGGCATTGCTCAACACTTGGCGGATAGCGACGAGGAACAAACGGACAGCGTTTCGCTCAAAAAACAATGCACCGAGTTGCTGAACGAACTCGAAAAAACCACGCCACCCGAACGCTTCCGAACAGGCGTCACCGGACTGGATGAAAAGCTGAACGGCGGATTTGAGCGTGGGACGCTCGCTGTCTTCGCGTCGGAGACTTCGGGCGGCAAGTCTATTGCTTTACTCCAAACTGCGCTGCACGGGGCTTTAAACGCCAAGAACGGCGTTATCTTCTCGCTTGAGATGAGCGCAACGCAAGTCATCTGCCGTTTGGTGGCATCCAAAAGTGGATGGCGTTGCGTCTCGGCATACGAAAACCCAAATAAACAACACCTAGCTGGAATGCAGAACGGCATCGCTGAAATATCGGCTTTACCCATTACAATCCACGACCAAGTGTCCGATATCGACGCCATCGAGTCGATATGCCGGCAACAAAAGCGCACGGGGTTGGACTGGATCGTTGTCGATTACATTCAGCTATGCTCGCCGTCCGCCGATAGCAAAAGCGAGACACGCGAGCAACAAGTGAGCGAAGTTGTCCGCCGACTTAAGTTGATGGCGTTGCACCTTAATGTTTGCGTCCTTACCGCATCTCAACTAAACGACAAGGGTGAGCTGCGCGAGTCGCGCGGCATCGGGCATCACGCCGACTACGTCCTGCACATCGACCACGCGAACCATCCCGACATCGAGATCAAACTTATGAAAAACAGAAATGGAGAACGTCACGTCTCCGCTCCGGTGCTAATGCAAGGCGGCATCTCACGCTTTGTCGATAGGGTGACGAAATGACCTAACAACTTTTGCAGGCGAAGATACGTGGATGTTTGGACGCCTGCAAATACGCCACTGTTTTTCTCGGTAGGAGCGGCATATCGCGCCTTTTATTCAGAGCCAAAAAACGAGAAACTATTTGCAATACAAAAAAACTATGCGAAAAAAAGTATTCGATGCACGACCAGACGCGAGACGCCGCCGAATACGACGAGGCTTCGTACACTCCCGACTTTTATTCGTTCGACGATCCGACGGCCTGTCACGCTTTCCGCATGACGGCCTATCGCGAAGCATCGGAGAAGCTCTTAGTTGTTCTGAACAAAACGATCAGCTTCTTAGCGGAACATGGCTACTCCAGAAGCAAAACTCTCTGGGGCGTTGCATTCGCGCTTGGGCATCCGCTAACGGCAGGTATGTCCATGTTGGAAGCAGGACGCGAACTAGGCTGCACAAAACAGGCGATCTCGAAAATTGCCATTTTGTTCCTTTCTTTGTGGCTCGCCTCTCGCCTTAAGCGAGAGAGGCGAAGCCTATCTATCTACGTTAGTAGATAGA